TAATGGAGCCAGTTTCCACTAGCGGTTTAACAGCAATTTTAAAATTTTATGGTGCAGCAATTATGGTGACTTTAGCGGTCGCTTTGGTTGCAGCAGTTGTATTGATGACACGTATGCCACGCTCACCACAAGAGTGGGCAGTGGGATTGATCTGTACTGTTGTATCAAGCCTTGCTGGCGGCTCATTCATTATTGTGAAGTGGGGGCTTCATGAATGGGTTACTGATGTATGGGGGATGATTGCTCTAGGTGGATTTTTCTTTGTATGTGGATTACCCGGTTGGGCTTTGGTCCGTTGGATCTTTAACTTCATAGATAAACAGGAAGGGAAAACGATCGTTGAAGTGATCAAAGAGTTTAAGAAAGCCAGAAAAGACATTGAAAACAGCTAATGCCGCCTTCGGGCGGTTTTTTATATCTAAAGGAAACCGAGATGAACATTGAACAATATCTTGAAGAGTTGATTAAGCGTGAGGGCGGCTACGTCAATAACCCGGCAGATCGAGGAGGTGCAACCAAATACGGTATTACTGAAGCTGTAGCACGTGCAAACGGTTATAAGGGCAATATGAAAGATTTACCACTTGATGTGGCCAAAGCGATTTACAAGAAGCAGTACTGGACAGTCCCACGATTTGATCAGGTGAATAGAATTAGCTCTGCTGTAGCTGAAGAGCTTTTAGATACTGGTGTGAACTGCGGTACCAGCTTTGCAAAACCTCTTTTACAACGTGCTTTGAATCTCCTAAATAACAATTGTAAAGCAGGGTGGCCAGATTTATCTGTCGATGGGATTTATGGTCCAGCGACCCTTAATGCACTCAAAACTTATTTGGCCAATCGTGGGAAAGAGGGAGAGAAAATTTTAGTTCGAGTTCTGAACATTATGCAAGGGCAACGTTACATTGAAATCTGTGAACGTAATAAAAGCCAAGAACAATTTTTCTATGGCTGGATCGCTAATCGGGTTGTTATATGAAAGCCTTTCATTGCAAACGATCAAGGATAGCTTCCGTAATTACATTGCTGTGCATTCTATTTTCAGGATGCACGGCACATTCGATCAATAACAATATTCGAGTAAGTATTTGCGTACAGTGTGATGTTAATTAGCATTTTGTGCCAACTAAACAAAGTTGGCCAACCCTGCAGATAGGTTAGCCAACTTCTTATAATTAAGCTAAGTTATTGAAAAATATTATATGGTATGAGAATTATAAAATTTATGAGTTAGCATTTTATTACATGTATTCAAAAGTAACTAAATCTCTATTTTAAAAGGCCATTTCTAGCTTCAAATAGATGGCGGTCTTGAATTGCTTGCATATTTTGTTTTTGAAATGACTCATCATAAGTTATTGTGGTTAATAATAATTCTTTACTTCTTCCTATAAATACGTTCCCAGAGCTTCTAGTCCTCTCTTCATCTTTAGTTAAACGTATATGCACAACTAAGCCATCGAAGTAGAATCGCACGATTTTAAAAGTCTGCTCAGGATCTGGTCCATAAATAGGTTCAACTGTGAAATCTTCTATTAAAGGTGTGTGATTATGTATTTTTCCTTTGGTTGATAATTGTACAAGTAAGATTGGAAAGTAAAAATATTGCCCTGCATCTCTGTTTATCAACATTTGTTTTAAGTTTGCTAAATCATCTTCAGGTAAGGATATTTCATTGAATCCAACTCTTTTTGAAGCACATGAGCGCCATAATAAACTTAAAAAAAATAATCTTAAAGATTTATGATCTACCTCATCAAGTTTTCGAATTCCATAACTATCATTCATTTTTATTAATAGATTATCTGGCAACTCATTGTCATTCCAACTACTCCAAATCAATTTGTGTTTACGTAATTCTATTATTGCTGCAGTATCAAACTCTGTAAGTATATCTTCTCCACTTTGAGTTACTATTTCCGAATCATACCAACTTGAATTAGCTTTTTTTGCTCTATAGCCTTCACCTATTTCTCTCATAACCTTCCCCTTTATTTCTGGTTTTGTTAAAGCTTGAGGGATTAAGTGAGCTTTAATAAATTGGCCATATTCTCCAGTTAGCTTACATATACCACTTTTTTTCATATTCTTATTTCCTACAAGTATTTTTAATGAAGTTACCAATTATTAAATTAAACTAATTTGTATCATGTTCGGCAGTCAAGGCGGGTTACCCAAAAATTCCTAAATTTAAGCTTATAAGAAGTCCGTGAAATCATTTTTTATTCGATTTAAAATAACATCAATGTAGGTATTTGTGTGAAAGTCCTCTAAGGAGAGCTGTTTATTGACTTTAATTGTTGTTTTATAAATAATTAAAAAAAATGATTAATTTTATATATGATAGATAAAGCAAAATTACCATTCGGGTTAAATGTTTTAGAATTAGTAAGCTTAATGGGCTTTTTGTCCCTTGGGTATTCTTTGCTTTACAAGCTCTCTTTTTATAACGTTCTTGGTATTCCTTGGTATATAAACAACTTTACTCCGCAAACATTGTTTTTTTCTTCTATTAAGTTAATTTTTATTTCTTTTCCTGCTGCTTTATTGGGGTGGTATCTAGGTGGGGTGATAAAGGATAGATCTATAATTGTTATATCTTTAAATCTAATAGTAGTTGGGTTGATAAGTTACTTTAGTTTTTATGTTGATATAAATTTAATTCCTTTTAATGCTCTGGTCTATATAATGATATTTTTTTATATGCTTAATGCCGGTGCTAGGTCTAGTTTTTTTATATCCAAAACTTTAGATAATTTTCCTTCAAAAAATCAACAAAAAACTTTTACACGAAAATGGTATATTCTTTGGTCTTCTATGAGAACTTTTCATATTTCAATTCAAATTATGAAAAAGTTTTTTCTTATCTTCATTTTTTTTGCATGTTTTATTTTAGCACCTTGTATGATTGGTGCTTTTGAGGCGAAATCAGTTTTGAAAGATAAGGAAAATTTATTGAATGAAGTTTTATTAAATAATGATAAAAGTAACTGGTATATCTTAGATATTTCTTCTGATAAGTGCTTGTTAATTAATAAAAATAATGAGTTTAAAGTAATTAATGTGAATGAAATAAAACAATTTAAAATGCCAAAAAAAACTAGAATTTTATAATTAAAAGTTCATCCCACCGAAATGGATTCCGGCTCAATTTATCCCGCGACATCGACCAGTTCCGATTAGGGATAAAGCAGGGGCCTACACCAATCTTCTTCTTTCCAAATTTGCTGTGGATACCATCCATAGCCTGCATTAAACATTCCTTTTTCTCTATTTGTTTAAAGTCAGTTAATAGGTCATAAGTATGGCCAGACTTTGGCTCTAAACATGTCAGCACTACGCCGCACTTCTTATATTTAATTCCTTCTTTGTAGATATGGCTTACCATCCTAGTAGCTGCTTTGACAAAATCTGTTGCGCAATCAGTCGGTTCAGAAAAAGAGCCAGTAATTGATTTATTGTAAAAAGGCACATTTGGGTCAAAAGGATTTGACTGTACGAAAGCAATCATACATCCGCATAACAGCCCCTCATCTCTCAACCGCTTACACGCATCTTGAGCATACATCGAGATAGCTTCTTTTAGATCCGTTAGCTCAGTTACGCGACCACCGAAAGATCTAGAGGCAACAATCTGCTTTTTAGATGGGGGAGTATGCTCGATCTCTATGCATGAGATGCCTTGTAATTCGTATATCGTTCTTGCCATCACAATTGAAAACTTCTTTTGCATCTCTCGAGGTTCAGCACAAGCTAAATCAAGCACCGTATTAATACCCATGCTTTGCAATTTCTTTGAGTGCTTACGGCCAACTCCCCAAACTTCAGATACTTCAATTAATGAGAAATAATATTCTTTGTTGCACGGATCCATATTTACGAGATCGCACACACTGTTAAAGCCGGGATTCTTTTTAGCAATATGATTTGCAATCTTTGCTTCTGTTTTACTTCTGCCGATTCCGACACAGACAGGTAAGCCTAACCACTTCCATATTTGTTGGCGCATTTGCTGACCAACTTTTTCTAAGTCAAAATTCTTTTCATAAGCTGTGAAATCTACAAAGCACTCATCAATCGAGTACGGT